AAACAAAGGGCAAGACATATAGCTGAAATGGGTCGGCTTATGGATACCCTTGACGCTGTTGGGGTAAAAGAATTCAAGCCTCTTATTAACGGTCAATTCATAGCCGTAGCAAAAGCAATTGAGCAGGGTATGATTGGCATTGATTTTCTTATCGATGATTACCATGCAAGAATCCTTGATATGTTTCAAAGGCATTATCGCAGAACAGCGACTCTTTTTAATAGAAAGGCCACAGAAGCATTAGAGGGTACAAGCAAAAGCTTTGTTTACTATGACAGCAAGTCACCTAAAGATGAATTTTGGAATGCGCTGAATAGTTGGATTGAAATTTACGGGGCCCAGAAGGTTACCCAGATCCAAAACACAACCAAAAAAATAATAGCAGATATTATCAAAAAAGGTATGTCAGAGGGTCTGTCCAACAGAGACATAGCAAAGAAACTAAGAATTACTGGTAAGATAACAAGCAATTCCAGAGCAATGAGAATAGTAAGGACAGAAACCCATACAGCAGCCGTCAAGGCGGTGGATGAAAGCGTAGCTTCAACCCGTGTTAAGTTTGAGAGAGAATGGGCGACAGCAAGAGACGAAAGAGTGAGAAGACCAGATAAATGGAATAAGTGGGATCACGTCGGAGCGGATGGCGAAAGGACTTCTCAGGATGGTAAGTTTATGAAGACCGGAGAGGCTTTAGACTTTCCTGGTGATCCAAAAGGAAGTGCCGGTAATATCATTCATTGCAGATGCGTTCTGCTTTATCACGCAATTAGAAGTATTACCAAAAGATTTTACAATAAACGAACAGGTCAAAAATTTTGCTTTCAAGCTTAACAAAAACAGGGAGGATGAAAATGGATATTGAGACAAAAGGGGATACAGAAAAAAGATACATGGCTGTTCCTTTTGAGGTTAAGGCAGAAGACATAAAAGAGGACGGAACCTTTTCTGGGTATGGTTCTCTTTTCGATAAAAAACCTGATGCTTATAGAGATATTATAAGTCCAGGAGCTTTTGCCAAGACACTCAAAGCAGGGGGTCACTTTAAATCCGGTATTGCAATGCTTTGGCAACATCAAAGAGATAGTCTTCCAGGTGTATGGGCTTCTTTGGAAGAGGATAAGAAAGGGCTAAAGAGTTCAGGTAGACTCGCCCTTGCATCATCATTAGGTAATGATGTCTACCAAATCATGAAACTTGGTGCAGAACTTGGAACATTTAAACTTGGGCAGTCAATTGGTTATAGTGCCGTTCAATACGAAATAGATGAGAAGAAAAGAATAAGGGTTATAAAAGAGATCGATTTATGGGAGCTAAGCATTGTGACTTTCCCTGCCAAGCTTGGGGCAACAGTCAACAATGTTAAAAACATAGAAGAAGCAGGAACAGAAAGAGAAATGGAACAGGCCTTGCGGGATGCTGGGCTTTCCAAAAACGCTTCTAAATATGTTGTAAAGTTGTGCAGACCATCTTTGCGGGAGGCAGGGGTTGTCACTGGGCTAGGGGCGCTGTCTGGTATTTTAGATAGCTTAAAGGAAGTTAACACAGCCGTCGGCAAAAGCTTTGAGGACGCTCTTGCTCTTGAGGAGGAGAAGGTTATCCCTTTCCATTCTTATCGTAATGCTCCACCTAATACAACTTGGGATGGATCTGAAGAGGTAAAGAAGGCTGATACGGATCAGTTAGTTAGGATGGCTACTTGGTTTGATTCAACAAAACCAGATGTAAAAGCATCTTACAAACTCACCCATCATAAGGCAGGTTCTTTTACTACCATATGGAGAGGAGTTACGAATGCTATGGCAAAGTTGCTACAGCCAGGAACGCAGATACCTTCAACCGAGAGAAGAGGTGTCTATGATCATCTTGTAAAGCACTATAAAGAGTTCGATAAAGAACCGCCTGCTTTCAAAGATTATGATAATCGGGAATGGAAGAATGTATTTCCTGTTGAGTCGATGATTATTGAAACAGATGACAGTATTTCCAAGATGATTTGTAATTTGTCGTTGGTATAAACATTAATCAATTTTAGGAGGGTTTAGGTATGGCAGAGGACAACAGCTCACAGACTCCAGAACCAGAAGTGGTAAAGGCAGTCCAGAAAGAAATCGTGGCTCTTGGTGAGAATACTAAGAAGAACTACGAGGATCTCAACAAGTCTCTTACCGAGATGAGACATCTTGTTGATGAGAGTAAAGGCGAAGTTTCTGCAGAGCTTAAAGAGCAGATAGTCAAGTTTTCAGAAGAGATCACAACCCGTCAGGGAGATCTTGACAAGAAAGCTGCAGATGCTCTTGAGGTTGCAAACAACAGGATGGATCAGATCGAGGTTGCTCTTAAGAGGCCTGGTCAAGAGGATACCAAGTCTTACGACAAAGACATGATGCAGTTGAATGACGAAGCCAAGCAATTTGCTATTGCCAGTCATTGCGTCAAGGACGTAAGTGCGAAGGGTCTTACAATGGAAAGACTCGAAGCTCTGAATGTTGATGTTGATGCATTCAAGAATTATCTGCCTGCAATGGAGAGTTTTATCCGTAAGGATGAGAGATTTCTTGCACCGGAGAATCTAAGGGCTCTTTCTGTTGGTATTGATCCAGACGGCGGTTACACCGTAACTCCCGCAATGTCTAACACCATTGTCACCAAGCTTCGTGAGTCTGATCCAGTAAGACAGCTTTCATCTGTAGAGACTATTACCACTGGAGCTATTGAGTGGATGGTTGATTGGGGCGATACTGGTTATGGCTGGGAAGGTGAGACTGTTGCTGGTGATGAGACAAATACACCACAGTGGAAAAAGAAAAGAATTCCTGTACATGTAATGTATGCCAAGCCTCGTGCAAGCCAGACTCTTCTTGAGGACTCTGGAATAAACATAGAGAATTGGCTTGCAAATAAGGTTGCCGATCGTTTTATGAGAGCAGAGGGCGAAGCCTTTGTAGCAGGACAGGGTGTTAATTCTCCAAGGGGTTTTCTGACCTACGATAATGGTGTTAATTGGGGACAGATCGAGCAGGTTAACATGGGTGCAGCAGCCGCTCTTACTGGTGATGGATTCCATGATGTAAAGATGTCTCTGATCGAGCATTACCTGAATCGTGGTACCTGGCTCATGAATCGCCTTACTGTAAATGAGACTCTGCAGCTTAAGGACGGAACAGGTAATTATATTTGGAGAGCAGGCCTTGAGCCAAATATGCCTTCTAATATTCTTGGTCTTCCGGTTCGTATGTCAACCACAATGCCAACAATAGCAGCCGGAACCCTGTCTGTAGCTATTGCAGATTGGAGAGAGGCATACATGGTTGTAGATCGTCTTGGAATAACAATCATAAGGGATAACCTGACTGTTAAACCAATGATCGAGTTCTATACCCGTAAGAGAGTTGGTGGAGACGTGATCAATTATCAGGCAATCAAACTCGGAAAGATTGCAGTATAGTAATTGCTTTTAAATGTAAACTTAAAGAAGGAGGTTTTTAGATATGGCTATTAGAGACGGAAGAAGTAATTTTAAGTTTTTCGAAATTTTCGAGCCGCACCTAGCAGATCCAAGTGTTGCTGCAGTAACAGGTGCAACCGTGGATACACAGGGCTACGAGACCCTTACTTTTGCAATCCAGCACAGCATCCTTTCTCTTGCAAGCGTTACTGATCAGCTAGACGTTTATATGGAGAAGGCAAGTGATTCTGCAGCTGGTATTGATGCATGGCAGGATTGCACCGCAGAAGATATCTTTGGTATTGATCTTCCAAGGATGATGTCTGTACTTACTATAGACAGTTGGCTTGCTCTTGATGAAGACACAAGAGCTTCTTATCCAATGAGTATTCCTGTATATGCCAGTACAACTTCTGGTCATGTACTTGCTCTTGGAATAAGCGTTACAAGCCAGGCAAGCATGCTTACAGACTCTTTTGTTCATCTGATTGGATACAAGGGTAAGGAAAGGTACGCAAGATTGATTGTGAGCGCATCTACAAACGTTTCTTATACAGCAATGGCAGGAATGGCTTATCTTGGTCTTCCAGCCAATTGGCCTGTTAATCTTCCTCGGTAACAATCATTATCAGCCAGGGGGTGAAAGTCCCCTGGTATAACTTTTTTTAAGTATAGGAGGAAGATATGGTAGTACCAGATCCAACATATCAAACAAAAATTTATACCGATAAAGGCGGAGACAGGCTAGTCGGTAAAACCAGTGGAGAGATGAATTGCCAAAGTGGCTTTAATTTCTTCATGGCTAGCCAAGTAATAGCAGCAGAGGATATAGCAAGGGTTATTCATTCTCAGATGGACCCAGCTCTTATTATACCTCTTGCTCTTAACAGTGTAATGGATGTAAGTAATCTTCCAGCAAATCAGAAATTCGTAAAGATCATTGGTTCTGCAACAATGGTAAGTGCTTCATTCTGGCTTACATCTTGTTCTGCTGGAGCCGAGGTACACCTTCATCTTTGTGGTGATAGTGTTGGCGCATTCGACAATGCAAGTACTCAGATTGATGTTAGTACTTCAGGGTGTATCATACTTGATTCAGTAGGAGCAGCAGTAAGTGGTTTTGAAATGCATACTTCTATTGCAAGTGATTGTGGTGTGCATCTTGTAGCATTTGCAGACAATGTATGGTCGATTGTTTCTCAGTTTGGCGACATCAACACATAATAAGTTTAGAATAAAATTTTAGGAAAGGAGGTAAATATGCCTTTAATTAAAATGAAAGCAACAACTCAAGGTTCTCCAAATGGGATATCCATTATTGTTTTTAAGAAAGATACAGAATATACAGTGAATGATTCTTTGGCTAAATCTTTTGTTGATATGGGAGCTGCATCATACGTAAGACAAAGAAAGTCTGCTCCAGATACACCTGAAAACAAAGCAATGGCCGGTCCAGGAGAGGACAAAGTAATAAGGACCAGAAATGATAATGTAAAAGATCCTTTTGAAAAAGTCCTTTTGTATGTATTGGCCAAGAAGCTTGATGTAAACACAAAAGATCTGGTTGCCGAAGCAAAGGAAGCAGGTCTTGGTGACCTTAAACCGGCATCTAAACTTGGTGAAGAGCAAGTTCAGATTCTTACAAAGAGAATAGAGAAAAATAAATAGAGGATATTATGTCTTACGGTTTATTCGGGTCAATACCAAGGAAAACAGGGAGTTTGATTTCAAAAGAATTACCTCCTAATGGTAATCGTTCTTGGAAAATAATCTCAACCCAGCCTCCTGTAGAGCCTGTGACTCTTGATGAAGTTAAAGAGTTTGCACATATAGATGGGACAGAGGAAGATTGTTTACTTGAAAGGTTCATTACTTCCGCCCGATATAGTTGTGAGGAATATTTGCGGCGGGCTTTAGTTTTACAAACCATACAGATGGTCATGGATTTTTGGCCTGATACGGTTGTAGAGCTTCCCCGTCCTCCTCTTATTTCTGTGTCAAGTGTGGTGACCGTTGATGAAGATAACAATGAAACAACATACAGTTCCGATAATTATTATATAGTGACAGAGGCTATTCCTGGGCAGTTGGTATTGAAGCAAGGAATAAGCCCACCAACAAATACCTCCAGGAATTATGCTGGATTTAAAATAACATACCAATGCGGGTATGGTGCAACTCCAGGAAACATACCTGCTCCTATCAGGGATGGGTTGGTTATGTGGGTTGCAACCATGTATGCAAAAAGAGTTATAAGCAAAGAACCACCACCAGATGCAAAGGCTTCTTTAGATCTTTTTAGAGTTTTGAGGTACTGATATATGACCTGGCTTGCACCAAAGCTAAATACTAGAATCCAAATAGGAACACCAACTCAAGAACCTAATGACGCCGGAGGTTTTGATTTTGGGTTTGATGTTATTTTGAAGATTTGGTCAGAATTCAAACCTTTATCTATAGGAAGCTTTATCAGGTCTAGGCCTATTCGTGGTGAGCAATCGGATGTAACAGAAACACATAAGTTCAAAGTAAGAAGAACTGCTGTGGCTTGTTTGGGGAGGCAATTTACAACTGCTTTTGATGATAGCTTTGATTCTATAGCAGATCTCAATCCATTAAAAACAGATTATTATATATTTGTTCAAAAAGGTTCAGCAGTAAAAGGAAGACTATTTAGGATTCATGGCGTTGTTGATAATTTAGAACAAATGGAATATCTAAATATAACAGCAGAAGAAATTGAGGAAAGAGGAACGGGTTACCCAGAATGACAAATTCAGAAATAAAAATAGTAGATGGTAAAAATATAGTTCTTAGTCTGAAAGGATTAGCTATTAAAATAGCGGACTCTGTTTTTGATGAATTAGTTATTGGTGCCAATGATATTAGGAACCGTATTATAAAATCCATGGAGAATACTAGGACGGCTCCATGGTGGTATTCTAGAGGAGGAAAGAGACACTATCCATCTGCTCCTGGTAATCCTCCTGCAATAGATAGCGGAGAATTAGTATCAAGGATTATTACAGATGTAAGAGACGATGAAATAGAAGTAGGGGCAGCAGCAGGAGCCCCATATGCAGAAGCACTTGAGTTTGGTACTTTTGGTAAAGCATCGGGTAGAAGTGGGTCACGTACAGGAATTATGGCTCCAAGACCTTTTCTTTTTCCAGCAGTAGAAGCAGAAAAAGACAGTATAGAATCAAATATTATGGCGGCAATGGCAGCAGCCGTAGAGGATGCACTTAAATGAAGATTGGCCCAGTAGTATTAAAACTCAGATTAGCTAAAACCAGATTCAATAATAATATTGCTGGAGCTGCAGAGCTTTCTTTTGCTTTGAGAGGGACATTGAAAGAGGAGATGGCTTTTGTTGTACAGCTTGCAGAGAATGCTTCTGCTAACACCCTTGACTCAAGCGTAAATCAATTAGTAACAGAGAGATTTGGTGTTATTGTTGCTTTAAATAATGGTGTTTCAGACAGAGATAAAACCGGCTTGACTGCTTATGATTCTTTATTTGATGTAAGAGCCCAATTATGGAAAGCATTATTAGGTTGGGAAATGGAGGATGCAGAAACCCTTATAAGTTATTCTGGCGGAAGAGTTATAGGGATCAACAAGGCTCAATTTTGGTATCAGTTTGAATTTCAATTCGGAACAAGGATAGATACCTGTGATGATGGAGTTGATGACGGCACAGAAGATCTTCCTGATTTTGATAAAATATATGCTCAGTGGGTATTGGCACCAAGTGCTAATCTACCTGTTGGGAATTTACCAGTAACGATTTTTGATCCAGATATGACGAGTTTGGTAGACCTTACTGATGATCCTAATGCGGGAGAATTTGGCAAGGGGTTTGGTTTAGTATTTGATTATTATAAAGGATAAGGAGGTGTTATGGAAGGGATCGGAGCAGTTGCATTCATAGTTCCACAGGAAGGTCTATTAGTAAGAGATCCA